TTACACGCCGCGTTCGCGTTTCGGTCTCTGGGACCGGATCAGCTTCCTCATCGCCGAATCGGCGAGACGCGCCTGATCGGCCGAACGGGTGTAGGTTTCGACCTCGCCCAGGCTGGTTTGGCCCAGCGAAGCAGCGATTTCTTTCGACGTGGCGTCTGCCTCGGCAAGGCGGCGACCCTGGGCCTTGCGCAGGCCGTGGGGCGTGCGGCGGACCAGACCGGCCAAGGTGGCGCGTTCCACGAACCAGTTGGTGAAACCGGCCGGCGTGAACGCCTGGCCGTACTGGGTCAGGAGGAAGGTCGTCCCCTTGGGGTGAAGGTCGATCTCGGCCTTGAGGTCGGGGTGGATGGGGAGCCAGATCCGGACGTCGGTCTTTTCCTGAACAACGCTAATGCGTCCGGCCTTGGTCATCTGCCGGCCGAGGGTAACCACGTCGGAGCGGCGGACGCCCGTGTACAGCAGCAGGTAGAGGGCCAGGCGTTCGCGCGTGCCCGCGCCCCAGCGCGTCTTGAAGGCGGCGATGTCCTGTTCCGACCAGGGGATATGACCGGCGACCTTCTTGCGGCTGCGGGCTTTGGTCTCGCGAACCGGATTGTCGGTGCGCCAGCCGAGGTCGACGGCGACGGCGAAAGCCTTCAGCAGGCGCTTGCGCAGGTTGCGCGCCGCTTCGGGCGTCGCGGCCATGGCGTGGAAGATGGCGTTCAGGTGGTGCGGCTGGATGGTCACCGCGGACTTGGCGCCGTGGCCGGTCCGCAAGCCGTCGAGGATGCGGCGATAGTTCTTCTGGCTGGACGGCGCGAGGTCTCGGAAGTCGGTGGACCGGTAGTATTCGATCACCATGGCGTCGATCGAGCGCGGCTGGATGCGGTTGTGGTCGGCCGGGTTGGGGGCCTTGTCAGGTCGTCCCAAGGCCTCGGCCGCGGCATAGGCGGCCATGAACTCGGCGGAGCCCACATCGCCCGGCAGCGTCATGCGGGGCACGCCCGGGCGGCGATAGTAGTGGCGGACATGGCCATGCCTGTCCTTGATCCGCTGGACGTATTTCAGGTCGAGCTTGGCCAAGTCGTTCCGCTGTTTCATTGCGGCAGGACCACGTCCCATTCATTGGGGCCTGCCGCGCCGGGCGACGTAAGCACGACAGGCTCTCCGAACAAAAGGCGGAATCCGGTTCCGGGGACGCCGAAGTCGATCGCAGCCACGTTTTTCCCAAGCGCCTCCGCCGCCTTGATGGCGCGCTTGATGTCTTCCTGAGTGAAAGCGGCGCGCCGGGTCGTCATATCAGGCCGCCCTGCCCTCGATCATGTCCTGACCGGCGCGCGTGCAGCGCCAGCCATAGGGCGTCTTCGCGACCAGGCCGGCGCGTTGCAGATCCTTGAGCGCGCGGCGCGTGCGGATGCTCTCCAGCGCCGCGTCGGTCGGGGCGCCGAAGCGGGCGATAATGGCGCGGGTGACCTCTGGCAAGGTGCGGAAGTCGTCGATGGTTGAGCGCAGGATGACTCCACGGCGGCCATCGGCTCGGACCGGCGGATAGTGGCGAACCGGGTTCGTCACGATGATTGCCCCGTGAACAAAGAGGAAGGTTCGTCTAGCGTAGCCGCGACGAGGGGGGCGCGATGATCGACTACTTGGTCCAGGTTGCCGAAGAACACGAAAAGCTGGCGGGTTGGGCGCAGTTCGCGGGGTCGATGATCGCGCTGCTTGTGACGGCTTGGCTGGCGGGGTCGGAGGCTCGGGATCAGCGCCCCGTTCGAGCCGATACAATGAAGAGCTTCCTCGTGGTGATTCTTCTGATCCGCAGGGGCGTTGAAGACGTCCACCAGCTGCTTTCCCCGCCCATCGATACCTTGGCTCTCAACGTTTCGACGCGGATTCGACGTGACAACCTGATGCTGTTTGAGCCCACCATCGATCAGATGGGGGCGGCGCTGACGTCGTCCTTCATGATGAACAACTACTCCGCCGTTCGGGCGTACTTCCCGGCCCTGAGAGACATCTACAGCCAGATTCTGCAGGGAGATTGCGCCGGGATGGATGAGCGTCTGGCGATGCAACTTCTTGGTCTTGACGCGATCGCCCATAATCTCTCGCGAGAGGTTCAGCGGTTGGGCGGACGCTTCGACGCGCACGATGACCTTCAGCTGGCGACCTATCTCCCCCACACCCTTTCTGCCCGCATCAAACTTTGGCGCCGTGCGAGACGTCTCGGTACGGATGAGCACTAAAGAGGTCATGCCGCCCTCCGCTCTTGCAGCTGGCGGGCTTCGCGCAGGCGGGGTTCGAGGACTTCGGGGCCTTTGCCGTCGAGATAGGCCCAGCCGAGGCTGCTGACCTTGTCGCCGGCGGCGTCCAGGAGCCAGACCTGAACGCCGTGAAACAGGCCGGGACGGCCGATGAACCGGAGGTCGTCGACAGCGGCCAGTTGCAGGTCGGCGTCGGGCGCCTCGGCTTGCCGCGCCGCCTCGATGTTGGCGGCCAGCGAGCGGATGCCCGACCACAGTTGCGGCTTGGTCGCCGGGTCGAGGGCGGGCAGGAAGACGAAGCGGGCGTCGGTCGGTACCATGTTCGGGTGTCCATTCGGATGGCGGGTGTGGTGGCCGATGACTTCGGTCGGGGCGAAGCCGTGGGCGGCGAGAGCGGGAGAGCCTTCGAACCAAGGGCGGCGCATCAGTCGCCCTCCCCTTCATCGTCGTCGTCCTCGTCCGTGGCGTCGGGGTCGCTGCCGTCGATGGCTTGCTCGGGCTCAGGCTGTTCTTCGTCAGGGGTTGGGAGGCCCGCAGCGGCGTTGGCGGCGGTGACCAACAGACGCATGCGGGCAAGACCGCGATCCGGGACGGCTGCATTGGCGCCGTGAATGATCATCGCGCCGTCAGCCGCCTGGACCCCGCCGTTGGCGGTGACGCGCCAGGGCAGTGGAGCCTCAGCGGTCTCGGCGACCGCTACGAAGGCTTCAGGGGATACGGTCCCGGCGGCGCGTGCCTCGGCGACGAAGGCGGCGGCCTGTTCGGCGGCGACGCGGCCTCGCTGGGCGAGGGTCGCGCGCTCGGCATCCTGGGCTTCGCGCCTGGCGATGTTGTCTGCGACCAGCGCCTCGCGTTCCGCTGTTGCGGCGTCGATCTCGGCCTGAACGTCGGCAGGGACCTCGAACGGGCCGTTCAACCAAGGCGTCGAATAGGCGTCGTCGTCAGGGGACGGCAACTCGAGTTCCGCCCGCATTTCGAGCGCGAAGGCGTCCGCCCCGTTGCCTTGTGGGAACAGAGTGTCGAGCGCGGAGCGGGCGCCGGCGTCCAGCGTGGCGTAGGACCGGCCATCCGTCTTGTGGCGCCCGGTCGGTATCAGGATCAGACCCGCCTTCTCCAGCGCGATCGCGTCCTCGTCGAGGGTCATGGCCGCGCCCTGAACCTCGGCCTGGCCATAGACGTAGAAGCCGGTGGCGCGGAATAGCTCGGCGAGGATCAGGCGCTGGCGCGGGGTCAGTTCGGCGTCCAGCTTCTCGCGAGCCTTGCGACGGGTCTCCATCGTCTGGACCATCTTGCGGGCGTCGGAGACCGACAGGCGCTTGGGGTCATCGCCCGGCAAGGTCATGCGGTCCTGCGCGTCCTGGGGCAGGTCGAGCAGGGCCAGGCGGTACTGAATGTGACGCTGGGTCATGGAGACCCGGTCAGAGATCTCCGACGTCTCCAGCCCGAGGTCGCGCAGGTCGCGATAGGCCTGGGCCTCTTCAATCGGGTTGAGGTTGCGGCGCTGGAGGTTCTCGTCGAGGGCAGCGAGCCGGGTCTCGACCGCGCCGGCGTCGAACAGGCGGCAGTCGATGGTCCTGGCGTCGGGCCAGTCGCCGCTCTCGATCAGCATGCGGATGGCGCGGACACGGCGCTCGCCGCCGACCAGTTCGTGGCGACCCTGATCGTCGGCGGGGCGGACGTTCGGTGGCTGTAACAGGCCACGGTCGCGGATGCTGGCGGCCAGGGCTTCAAGGTCGGCGACGGCGTCGGGGCTGGTCCAATCCTTCCGGGCGTTCTTGGGGTCGGGCAGGATCAGGCTGTGATGGAGCGACAGGTTGCGGCCATCCGCGAAGGGGCCGTCCCCTGTCGCCCGGTCAAGCGCCGCCAGCTGCGCGAGGCCGTCAGCCGTCAGGGTCAGGGCGTCGCCGGCGACCAGGTTGGCCTTGCGCACAATGCCGATGTCGCGGGTCATGTTCTTGGGGTCGCGACCGGCCCGGAGGGCCAGTTCGCTCTGGTTGGCGAAGCCGCCTGCATGTATGGCGCGCAGCAAGGGTTCGGACGAAACGGCGACGGGGTTGAGCGTGATCATCGGAGGCTCCGATTGAGGGTTGGGGGTCAGGCCTGGGCCGCGCGCGGGGCGGGGCGTGTGCGCTGGAGGACGGTCAGAAGGTCGTCGGGCGTGCGCAGGCCGGGGCCGGCGACGAAGGCGAGGCAACGGCGGGCGGCGTCACCGGCGGCGGCGCTCCAGATCAGCAGTCCGCCGAAGGGATCGGCGCCGGTCGTGGCGACCGCACGGGTAACGTCCAGCCCGCCCCGGCCCCGGAGTTCGTGGACCCGGCGGGCTAGGCCTTCCAGATCGTCGAAGGCCTCGACGTCGTCGTCGCGGTCGGTGAGCCACAGCAGCGGCTGACGCGGGCCGGGAGCGGGCGCGGCCTCGACAGGCGCCGGGGTCGGTTCGGGCGGCGCCGAGGGCTGGGCGGCGCGGGCGATGGCCTCAGCCTCGGCCCGGGTCGTGAACTTGACGACCTCGCCGTTGCGGGTAGCGGTGGCCATCAGACAGCCCGCCGGTTGCGCAGGATGGCGACGGCCCATTTCGCCTGATGCAGGGCATCGGCCAGCGCGTTGTGGTGGACGCCCTCACGCGTCGGCTCATGGCCGGGGTAGAGGTTCTTGAGGGTTCGGAAGCACCGGCTGTTCCACGGCGTCCAAGGGGGCTGCTGGCCGACCTGATGATAGGCGGCGGCGACAAGCGCCTGGTCGAAGTCGGCGCCGTTGCCCCAGATGCGAACGCTCTTGAGCGGGCAGTGGGCGGCGATGAACTCGCGATAGTCGGCGAGCGCACAGGTCAGCGACACACCGCCCGACAGGGTGTTGAAGATCAGGGCCTGGGCCTCGGGCTTCTGTTTCTTCCACCAGTCGAGGGTCGAGGCATCCGTCGTGGCGCCGAGCGCCAGCGACGACGCGATGTTGATCTCGCGATAGAAGGTCGCGCCGATCTCGCCCGTCTCGGCGTCGAAAAAGGCGGCGCCTAGGGCGGGCAGGACGCTGCCCGAGCGGACGCCCAGGGTTTCGACATCCTGCATCAGGTCGCGCATCAGCCGACGCCGTGCAGGAAGGGCGACAGGCCCGCGAGGGCGTAGGCGGCGACGATCAGGGCGGCGAGGCCGAGGGTCGAGGCGAACCCGGTTCGCCCGGCGTGGATGCGTTCGGCGCGGCCGGGACGGCGGGGGGTGAACCGATGTCCCCGGGCGACTGAGGGGTCGATCTCAATTGCGGTTTCCATCAGCTGGGCCGCGACCTCGCCGCAGCCGGCGAAGGCCTGTTCCGTGAACAGGCAGTGGGCGGCGGCCATGGCCTGTCTGGGCGTCAGGCGGGCGGCTTCGTCATTGATCGCCACCCAGACGTCGTCGCAGGCGCGGCTGACGACGATGACGGCCAGGGGCCGCTCCATCCGGATCAGGATTTCGGAGACCAGTTCGGCGTCGGGATCGGGCCGGTAGTCCAGCGGCGGCATGGCAGTCGTGTCGCGCGTCTGGGCGCTCAGGGCGCCGAACAGCGGCACGACATTGTGGGCGAGAGGTTCGGCGGACATGGGACGCTCCGGTCAAAGGGGCGTCCGCACCGGAACCCGCCATACTCACGCGGCGGGATGGGGCGTCGTGCAGGGGCTCGGTGGGGGTCGGTTTACCCTGCCGTTCCGATGCGGACACCCCATAGTCATCTCAGGTGAATATTCACGTCAAGTGAAAAGATCACTTCTAGTGAATATACGTCCGATATTGGCGCGGGCGGGCTGGACTCCTGTTCACCGTGGCGGAATCAGTCAGGTGTTAACTTTTGGAGGCGCTATGGCCGACGACGAAGAATTCATCGTCCAGCCGTTCGTGCGGCGAAGCGGCGAGCTTGAGCCTGCGGATATGGTGAGATGCGAGACAGAGGCGGACGCCTTCAAGCTGGGCAAGCGCATGGCTCCACGCATCGCGGGCATCGTGTTTTATCGTATCGAGACGAGTGCGAGCGGCGACCAGTGGACTGAGGTCGAGGTGCTAGCGACGATTGGCGACGTGCCTAGTGAGGCCGCCTAATGGGCCTCGAATGGGACGGTAAATCGCACACGTCCTCCGGCGGCAAGCGCGTCAACACTGGCGGGCGAGAGGCGCGCCCTCCGCGCTGCTGAGAGGGCGGAGGCTCCGAACCCGGCGCCCGCGGGCGTCTCCGAAAGGATGGTGCAGCTGGATACCGACCCGTTGGCGCTGACGGTACATTCAAGGCTCACGGACCCGTTGCGGATCTCCCGCGACAAAGCCCGCTCGGGGAAGTCGGCCCGGATTGGGCTTGCCCATGTAGGGTTGGTCAAAACTGACGGGCGGGCTTCATCGACGCCGACGGACGAACCGTCCGAGGCGGGCGGGCTGAATGGATCACGCTCGATGTAGTCAAAGCGGCGTTCGGCCGCTGCTTGGGCGCTCTCTCGCCTCTCCACCGAAGCCTTGCACCGCCTCAGCGTTTCGACGGCTGCAGCAGATCCTCGCAGGTTGATGTGGGTGATCGTGGTGTCCCCAGACCGGACGAAGAGCGATGCCGCGTGCGCAAAAGGCGGCAGAACATCTTCGGTGAACTTGGCGACGAAGCCGTCATAGATCGTGTCGAGCGTTATGCCTTTAACCGACGCCGTGAAGCCGTCTGCCACGTCACGCGATCCGTCAAGAAAGAGGTAGGCCACCTCCGTATCATCGGCGGCCTTTGACCAGTCCAGGCTGGTGAAGGAAATGGAGAGATCCGCGCCCGCGTAAACCAGGAAGAACTTCACATCCGAACGGCCGTCGAAAGCGAACTCGCCGGCCATGGCGCAGCCATTCTCCACCTCGACAACGTCGAACGCCCCCGAACTTGGCCAATCGTCGGCGCTCGCCGGAACGCTTGAAGTAAGGGCAATGGCCATTGCCAGGCCGAGAGCTGCGGCCTTCATCCATCGGTCCCTGATCGACGGGCTGCGGGGGCTGAGAGGGGCGCTTCAACCAAGTCTGGCGCCACGACCTCGGCCAGCACCGATCGCAGCCGGCGAAGTTTCATTGCTTCCTCCGGGGGCATCAAGAGTTCCCAAGGCGCGATCTGCAGCAGGTCCGCGATGTCAGCGACTTCGTCCAGCTTCGCAATCTGGACCCCATGCCAGACCTTGTTGGCCTTGGCAGGCAGCCAGTCGAGCTTGGTGATCAGGTCGCGCTGGATCATCCGCTGCGTCGCGAACCATTCCTGCAGGTACCAAAGGGGGCGGTCGGGGGCTGCCATGTTCAGATCATGTGAAAACAGGCTTCCACTGTCTGTAAGCCGAGAGTGAAAATGGCGCCTTGACGGAATATTCACTTGAGGTGAACATGAGGCATGCTCCTCTCCGATCACCGCAAGGCCAGAGGCCTCACCCTCGCCCAAGCTGCGACCGAACTCGGGTTGTCCGACAAGTCTGTCGGATGGCTCTCCGAGATCGAGAACGGCAAGCGCGACGCGTCGCTTCGGCTGGCCCTGAAGATTGAGCGCTGGAGTGGCGGCGCGGTTACCGCAGCGAGCGTCAACTCCGAGCTTCGTGCCGTCGATGGCGAACCCGGTTCGGCTGGTCTGGAGCATGGCGGCGGTCCCTGTGCGGTTGACGCCTCCGTTGTGGCGCCCGCGGAGGCGCTTGGCGCCGGTGCAAAAATCGGAGCTTTGCAATGAGCCGCGCCCTGACCGACGGCGAGATCAAGGCCCTGTTCTGGCAGCTGGTGAAGGCCGTGGGCGGCGTCGAGGCCGCCGGGATCTTCCTCGGCATCAAGCATCAGCGCGTCTCGCTGATGCAGTCGCCCGGCAATGCCGACATCCCCAGCCTGCGCCAGATCATGGCGCTGGAGGTGGTGGCCAAACAGCCCATCGTCAGCAGCGCCATGGCGCAGGCGATCAAGGGCGAGGTCGATGAAAGCCTGACCGCCGCCATGGTCGGGGCCGTGACCGCCAGCGCCGAGGCCATGGGCGCCGTCCATGCCATGGAGGCCGACGGCAAACGCACCCAGGCCGAGATCCGCACCGTTCAGAAAAAGGCGACCGCCACCCTGAGGGAGGCGCAGGAGGCGCACGCCCTGGCCATGGCCCTGATCCCCGGGCCGGCGACCGTCCAATGAGCGCCCTGCGTGACATGGCCGAGGCCATCGCGACGGTCGATTGCCGTGGCGCGGTCCTAACGAAGGTCTTTGCTGCTAGCTACGCCAGACGCTTTCAGAGCGATGCCGTGGGCCAAGAGGTCACGGCTGAGGAAGTGAAGGCTTTGGGCGACCAGGTGGGCGCCCAAAGCCTCAGCGTCGGCCAACTCGACGCCCGGAGCCCAGTCCACCACGACGAAGATGTCGGGCAGGTCGCCATAGGCGAGGTTGGTCAGTCTGAGCCTGACCTTGGCAGAGCCGGTTTCCCCGGGCTCGGCGTAAGTGCGGACGCGCCACTGATCCATGGCGTTCACAGGTTCGTCGGTTATCGCGATCTCTCCGTCGGGGTGCAGGGCGGAGAAGACGCTGAGTCGTCGGTCGGCGACAGCGCCCCGGTCGCCGGGGGAGCCGAATGACCCGCCGCGCCCTGACCGCGCCAGATATCGACCACAACCGCGACCGGGGCCGCTGGTCCGGGCTGATCCGCGACGCCCATGCGGTGGCGGCCGGCGAGGGCCGGATGACGGTGCGCGAACTGGGCGACCTGGCCAACACGGCCCGAAACCAGTGGACGCCGGTCGCCGGTTATCCCGACGGCGTCGCCTGCAGCCTGTTCGCCACCTCGGCCTGGGCCTGGGCGCGCTCGCCCGGCGGGGCGCGCGGCGACCGGCTGAAGGCGATCATGCTGGAGACCGCCGGGATGGCGGACGAACTGTTGGCCGCGCAGCCCGAACCGGGTTCGCCGGTCGCCTCTGTGCGGGTCGAGGCCGCCTCCCCGCGCCTGCCGTACCGGGAGGATTGAGCCCGTGCCGATCCCCACGAACTGGAGCCTGCCGCGCCAGCGCGCCAACCCGATCGAGACGGTGACCGACGACGTGGTCGCCCAGGTCGCAGGCTGGCGACGTCTGCGGATGAGCTGGGCTGCCATCGGCCGCAACCTCGGCCTCACCGCTGACGCGGCCAAGCGCCGGTTCGAACGCACTTCGCCTGCCCACCCCTGAAAACCGGAGACTGACCATGAGACCCATCACCGATGTCCTGCGCGAAATGCGCCGGGGCCGTGTCGTCGAGGACATGACCGACGCCCTGGCCGAGTGCGTCAAGGCCGTGGACGAGACCAACAAGGCCGCCGTCCTGACCATGAAGATCACTGTCAAGCCGTCCAAGGATGGCGGGTGGGAGAAGACGCTGGCCACCGCCATCAGCACCACCCTGCCCCGCAAGGACACGCCCGATGCGGTCATGTTCTCGACCGCCGACGGCGACCTGGTCCGCGAGGACCCCGACCAGCGCGGCCTGTTCGCCGAGGCCGAAGGCTCGGGCCGCCCGCGGGCGGTCGAGGCCTGATCCACCCAGTGCCCGTCCCGTGGCGCGCGGGCGCACCCATCAGCCACACCTGAAACCTGAAGGAGACCTGTCATGGAAGACAGGACCAACGCAGACGCCATCGCCGAACTGGCCCGCAACGGCGTCACCGTTCCCCAAGTCGTCGTGACCAGCAGCGGTCGCGAGTTCCTGATCCTGCCGACCGCCAGCGGCGGCGCCGTGTCGCAGGACGTCACTGAGCCCGGCAAGATCCCGACGGCGTCCGCCGAGTGGATCAAGCAGGCCGTGGTCGTCCAGACCGTCGACTCCCTGGTGGACTACCTGGAGCGGTTCAAGACGAAGCCGACCACCCTGTTCGCCGATATCGATCACAACCGCATCGTCGGCCTGATCGACTATCACGAAGGCGAGGACGCCGGGCGCGTGGGCCACAAGGTCACGATGGACCTGCCCTATTCGATCGAATGGCAGACCTGGACCAAGATCGACGGCGTCATGATGGGCCAGCTCGATTTCGCGCGGTTCCTGGAAGAGAACAGCGCCGACATCGAGGCGCCCGACGCCGCCGACCTGCTGGAGACGTGCCGCGATCTGCAGGCCAACCGGAAGGTCAACTTCACCAAGGCGGTCCGGACGTCGTCGGACAACGAGAACTTCGAATACACGGACGAGACGACCGCCGGCACGCGTCGCGGCGGCGTCGAGATCCCGACGAAGTTCATGCTGCGCATCCCGGTCTATTTCGGCGGCACGACCTATTCCATCGGCGCATTCCTGCGCTGGCGTCTGGAAGAGGGCGAGGGGCTGAAACTGGGGATCAGGCTGCACAACCGCGAACACGTCCGCCAGGCCGTCTTCAAGGACGTAGTCCTGTCGGCCGCGGACCAAACCGACCGACCCGCCTACTTCGGCCGCATCTGACGAGAGAGGCCCCGGCGGGTGATCCGCCGGGGCCGTTCAGACCATGCCGATCCGAGCCTCAGAGAAAGCGCGCTATCCCGCGGACTGGAAGTCCATCAGCGAGGAAGTGCGGACGCGCGCCGGATGGCGCTGCGAAGGCTCGCCCGGCTTTTACCCGGACTGCCGCGCCGCCCATGGCCAGCCGCATCCGGTCACCGGATCGAATGTCGTGCTGACGACCGCGCATCTGGATCAGGACCCCGAGAACAACGGCGAGCCGGGTGACCGGCCGAACCTGCGCGCCATGTGCCAGCGCTGCCATCTGACCTATGACGCCCGTCAGCACGCCCACAATGCCGCGATCACCCGTCACCGGACGAAGGGTCAGCCGGACCTCTATGTCGAGGGAACGCGGGCGTGACTGTGCTGACCGGCGACTGCCGCGCCCTGATGGCCGCCCAAGGCCCGTTCGACCTGATCATCGCCGATCCGCCCTACGGCGACACGTCCCTGAAATGGGATCGGATTGTCGGAGGCTGGGAGACCGTGGCGCGCGGATGCCTGAAGCCGACGGGTTCGATGTGGGTGTTCGGGTCTATGCGGTATTTCCTGCGCACCGGCACGCCCGCAGGCTGGCGCCTGGCCCAGGACCTCATCTGGGAAAAGCACAATGGGTCTGGGTTCCACGCCGACCGCTTCAAGCGGGTTCACGAACATGCCGTTCAGTTCTACCGGGCCGACAGCCCTTGGTCCGCCGTCTACAACGAGGTTCAGACGACGGCCGATGCCGAACGCAAGTCGGTCCGTCGGCGCAAGACCCGCCCCACACAGATGGGCCAGATCGAGGCCGCCCCATTCGAAAGCGTCGATGGCGGCCCGCGGATCATGCGGTCGGTCATCCCCATGCGGTCAATGCACGGCCGGGCGATCCACCCGACCGAAAAGCCGGTCCCGTTCCTCGAGATTCTGATCCGGACAAGCTGCCCGCCCGGTGGGCTCGTTGGCGATTTCTTCGCTGGGTCAGGCTCGGCTGGCGAGGCCTGTAAGATGCTGGGCCGCCAATATGTGGGCGCCGAGATCGATCCCGCTATGGCTGAAGCGGCTCGCCGACGGCTGGCCGAAAACGTCACGATGGTGGCGGCATGACCGACCTGTCCGAGCTGTTCGACAAGGCCCGTGAGGCCGTCAGGGTGTCCGACGTCGCCGGCGGGAAACTGGGCAAGGTCGGTACGCGGCTGCGTGGGTCATGCCCGGTGTGCAAGGCGGGCAAGGGCAAGCTGAAGGACGGCCCGTTCTGGGTCGACGACCACAAGGGACGTTGGGGCTGTTTCGCGGGGTCGGGCGAATGCGCGCGCGGCGGCGATGCGATCCGTCTGGAGCAGCTGTTGCGGGGCGGGACGCCGCGCGAGATCGCCGAACGTTTCGCCGGCCCCGGATACACGCCGCCGGCCCGGGCCGAGATCGTGCACAAGGCCGATGGCCGTCGAGAACGGACGCCCGACCAGGACGATGCGCGCAAGGCCGAGACGGCGGCGAAGCTGTGGCGCGAAGCGCGCGACATCAGCCCCGGGTCGCTGGTCGATCGGTACCTGGCCGCGCGGGGCATCGGCGACGCCGTGCGCCGGGTCATGTGCGCCGAGCTGCGTTATCACCCCGAAATCTTCTATGGCGTCGTGCCCGATGAGATGTGGCAGCGGCTTTCGCCCGATATGCGCACTATCCCCCTGTCAGGCGGTCGCCGGGGTCTGGTGCTGCCCGGGATGCTGGCGGCGCCGCGAACGCCGCAGGGCCGCACCGGCGGTGTTCACGCGACCTTCCTGAAGGCCGACGGATCAGGCAAGGCGCGGGTCAAGCGCGCCAAGATGATGCTGGGTCCCCAGACCGGTCATGGCCGCCCCGGCGGGGCCTGGCTGTCGCCCAACACGGGAGACTGGCTGGCCCGCCCCCTGATCAATGGCGAGGGCATCGAGACGGTCGGATCGGCCGCCGAATTCCATTTTCGCGACCACGGCGTCGTGCCCCGGATGACGGCGGCGCTGAGCCTGCGCGCCCTATCCGGCGGATGGTCGAGCGACAGCCGCAACCGGTACGACGTCGACGCGCCGTCCGCCGATCTGGATGCGCCCGCCTTTACCTGGCCCGACGCGGGCGAGGTCTTGCTGGCCGTCGATCGGGACATGAGCCCGGTCGAGGTGGCGGCGCGTGGCCCCGGCGGGCGTTCGGTCCAGCGGCGTCTGGACGCCGACGACCGGGCGCGGATCAGCGGCGCCCTGGCGCAACAGCATTGGCAGGCGGCGGGGGCGAACCCGGTTCGTGTGATCGCCCCGCCCGCCGGCATGGATTTCAACGATTATCTGGGGGAGTGCGCATGAGCGCCGGGGCAAACATAGGTGCGGGTCTGGGCGAGGCGCCGAACCCGCGCGAACTGATGTGGTTTGAGCTGAACGACCTGGGCAACGCCAAGCGCCTGATCCGCTATGCCGGAGGGGTGTTCGGCGACGACGGGGAGATCGTGCTGGACGGCGCGCGCCTGTTGTACCTGCGCGACCACGGCTGGATCGCGTTCGACGGGCGCCGCTGGAACCTGGCGCATGGGCCGTCGCTGGCGCGCAAGCTGGCGCACAAGGTGGCCGAGGGATTGTTCGGTCAGGCTCAGGCCATGGCCGAGCACGCGGCGGGAAAGAAGGGGAAGGCTGCGCCTCCGGATGCGGCGTCTGCGTCGGCGACGGTTGGGGGCGAAGCCTCCGCCGATCAGGCCGAGGCCGACCGGCGCGAGGCCCTGTTGGACGCCGGGGCCGAGCGGTCGGGCAAAAAGGACAAGGTCCCGGCGCTGGTCGCCGAATTCTATGAGTTCGCGCGGTCCAGCGGCAACGCCGGGCGGACCGAGGCCATGTTGCGGCAGGCGGAATCCTACCTGCTGGTCGAACTGGACGTGTTCGACTGCGATCCCCTGTCGTTCAACGTGCGCAACGGCACGCTGCGCTATGTGAAGGGGGCGGAAGGCTGGGCCGTCCGGTTCCGCGGCGCCCATGATCCCGCCGACCGGATCACCCGCCTGATGGAGGTCGATTACGACCCCGGCGCGACGGCGAAGCGCTGGGAGGCGGCGCTGGCCAAATGGCAGCCCACGGAGGCCATGCGCGCCTTCCTGCAGCGCATCAGCGGATACGGCGTCACCGGCGACACCTCGGAACAGGCCTTCTTCATTCACCAGGGGCTGGGCGGCGACGGCAAGTCGACCTTCATCGGGGCGATCCGGCGAACGGTCGGGGACTATGCCGCCACGGCCGATGTGAAGACCTTCCTCGACACCGGCCAGCGATCGGGATCGGATGCGTCATCGGACGTCGCGCGACTGGCCGGCGAAACCCGGATGGTGTGCACGGCCGAACCGCCCCGCGGGGCGAAGCTGGCCGAGGCCATGATCAAGAGTTTCACCGGGGGCGCGCCGCTGACGGCCCGACGCCTGCGGCAGGAACAGTTCGAGTTCATGCCCAAGGGCAAGGTCCAGCTGGAGTGCAACACCCGGCCGGTGATCAAGGGCGATGACGAAGGCATCTGGCGGCGCGTCAACATCGTGCTGTGGGAGGTCCGGGTCGCGCCCAAGGACCGGATCAAGGACTTCGACAAGATCCTGGCCCACGACGAAGGGCCGGGCATCCTGAACTGGCTGCTGGCGGGCGTCGGCGACTGGTTGGCCAAGGGGCTCGATCCGCCGACGCGGGTGGCGCAGGCGCTGGAGGACTATCGCAAGGGATCGTCGCCGTTCGGCGAATGGCTGGCCGACCGCGTGGTGGTGGAGCCTCAGGCCCGGACACTGGCCAGCGAGTTCTACGATTCCTTCAAGGCGTGGATGGCCGGGCAGGACCCCGACGCCAAGGTGATGACCCAGCGCGCCTTCGGTACCGCCCTGGGCGAGCGCCAGATCCTGCGCGACGGGCTGGATGGTGCGGGCCGGGTGCTGCGCAAGGGCGCGCGGCTGAAGACGGCGCAGGAACTGGAGGACGACAAGCGGGCGCGGTCCTCGACCGATGACGAACCGGGTTCGGGGTCGGGCGCCGGCGGCGGTTCGACCGGCGGCTATTTCCCGCCCGACGACGACACCCCTTTCGACTGATGAAGGAACAGACAGTGACAGACAGTCCAGACCTTCCGCCGGTCGAGCAAGAAGGCCCCCGCCCGCCCGGCGCGCGATTACAGACAAAGGCGACTGTCTGTCGGCCTGTAACCGTCTGTCGGCAAGTCATTGATTTTGTTGACGTGACAGACAGTCCAGACAGTCCAGACCTTCCGCCGGTGTTGGGGACCTAGCGAGCGGGTGCGCCCCGGCGCGGAGCGGGTTGGATGCGGACGGGTCTGTTCGTCTGTGTCTGTCCGGAGGTGGGTCGGGGTGAGGAGTGCGGTGCGTTTCGGCGGCGATTTCGAGTGTGTCCCCTTTCAGGGGTTTGGATGTTGAAAATGGCTCAAGCCATCAAAAGAGTTGAAAACGAAACCGGTCCTCAGACCGGAGCCCCTGAGGGGCAGTTGGTCCAGTTCGGGCCGGCGGCCCGGGCGAGGGCCAAGGCCGCCGAACTGCGCAAGCGGGCGAAGCTGGACCGCCACCGCATCGCCGCCCTGAACGACGGCCAGGAGGTCGCGGCGCCGACCAAGGCGCAGGCCAAGGCGCTGAAGGACGCCGACGCGCTGGAGGCCAAGGCGCGCGCCGCTCTGATCCGCCCGGACCGGACGCCCGTCATGCGCCAGACCGCTCTCGCCGATCTGGGTCGGGCCTATGGGATGCGGCATGCGGTCGAGACCGAGCGTGCCAAGGCGCTGGCCGAGCGGCAGGCCGCCATTCGGATGGCCGAGGCCCAGACGCTGGACGCCCTGCGCGAAGGTGACGAACCCGGTTCGCTGGTCGAGAAGCGGCGCGGTCAGGTCCAGCCCCGCCTGCGCGCACGGGACGGTCTCAAGCTGCTGCATGAGCGGGGCAGCTTCACGCCTCGGGATCATGACGATGCGGTGCGCCGCGATCAGGCGGCGAGACAGGAGGCGGCGCGGCTGCTGGCCGTAGGGCTCCGCTATCGCGACCGGTTCGAGTTGGCTGCGTCCTCGCTCAAGTCCTGCCTGGCGGACACGGACCGGGTCCAGACCCAGCGCGACATGTACGCCGATGCGCGGCGAGCCCAGCGCGCCGCCGCCCTCAACGGCAAGGTGCGGGAGTGGGAAGGGATGGTGAGCGTGGCCCTCGGGTCCGATGCCCTGTTCGCCTTGAGGGCGGTCGCTGGCGAGGCGCGGTCGGTCTCGACGTTGACCACCTCTTCCTCGCGGCGTGCTCTTCTGACGTCGAAGCTGAGGGACGCCCTAAGCCTTCTTGGGGACAGGGTCGCCAGAGACGCTTGACAGACCGGCTCGATAACAGCACCTTCAGCCCACAGCACGAACTGCGTCGCGAACCCGCCCTGGCCCAGCCGAGGCGGGTTTCGTGTGTCTGGGGGTCGGCATGGGGAACATGCCCGGACGCTTCAGGCCTGCGGGTCGCGTCGATCGCGCTGCTTCGAACAAAGCGGCGGACGACCGTCGCGGTTCGGCTCGGGAGCGTGGTTACACCTCACGATGGGACAAGGCCTCAGCCGGTCACCTCTCGCATCATCCGCTCTGTCGGTATTGCGAGCTGGCGGGCGAGGTCGAGCCCGCGACGCTGACCGACCACCTCTATCCGCATCGCGGCGACCAAGCCGTGTTCTGGAATCGGACGTACTGGATCAGCAGCTGCAAGCCCTGCCACGACGGGTGGAAACAGCGCCTCGAACGCAAGAGCCGCATGGCCCTCGACGACCTCGCGGTCCGCCTCGGCCTCGAACCCCTGAGGGGGTGGGGGGGTCAAAAGTCTGGGAGCCCCATGCTCCGGACCGGCGGGTGAGTGACGCGCAGGTTTTCACGAGTTTCCGGAAACTTTTTTTGTTGGGGAGGGTGACCATGACGCGCGGACCCAAGCCAGCAGCAGGCGCAGTGAAATCGCAGAAGGCCGCGGTCCGCAGCGTGCGGGAACCGAAACCCGCCGTCGCGTCCGCCGCCGTTGTCGTCGAAGACGCCAAGGGTTCGGCGCCATCATGGCTTACCGGCGAAGGCCTGGTGATCTGGAAGCGCATGGCCCCCGGGCTCCGCGCGGCGCGTCTGTTGCAGGCTCCGGACGAAATGGCCTTCGCCCGCTACTGCCGGAACTTCGCCGCCTGGCTGAAACTGCGTAAGTCGCTCGACAAGGACGGTTTCACCTATGACGCTTCAACCACGACCGGCGGGACGCTGCGTCGGGCGGACCCGAACTTCCTGATCGCGGACCGGTTGGAACGGCAGCTGCTGGCCGTAGAGGATCGGTTCGGCCTGAACCCGGCAGAACGGCAGCGGATCATTGCGGCGCGCGCGGTCCATGGGACCGGCGGGCTGTTCGATCAGCCTGCGGACAAGCCTGCCGGGGCGACGCCTGCCGCCGAGCCGGCGGCGCCTGTGGATGCGCCGACCGGCTTTTTGAACTGACGGCATGGCCGCCGCGAGGAAGTGGGCGGAACCGGAGAGGCCGCTGGCGCTACAGCGGAAACTGTACCGCGACGCATGGTTCGACGAGGCCGCCGGCGTCTGGCGGATCGGCGACTACTGGTACGACGAAAAGGCCGCCGACGCTGCGGTCCGGTTCTTCGCCACACGCCTGAGGCTGACCGAGGGGGAGTGGGCAGGACGTCCCTTCATCCTGGAGGACTGGCAGGAACACGACATCGTCCGTCCGCTGTTCGGCTGGAAGCGCGCGGACGGCAGTCGCCGATATCGCCGATGCTACATCTGGGTGGCGCGCAAGAACGGCAAGACCGAACTGGCCGCCGGCATCGCCCTGCTGATGCTGCTTGGCGACGGCGAGATGGGCGGTCAGGTCTTCTCGATCGCATCGGAGAAGGAACAGGCCAGCATCGTGTTCAACAAGGCCACCGCCATGGTGGCCTATTCGCCCGAGCTGGGCGAGCACATCGACACGCTGAAGACCGCCATCTACTGCCCTGCCTTGAACGCCTCGTTCCGGGCGCTGTCGGGAAAGCCGCAGGGCAAGCACGGATTGAACATGTCGGGCCTCGTCGGGGACGAAGTCCACGAATGGAAGTCCGGCGACCTCTATACCTTCGTGCACGACAGCGCCGCTGCGCGCCGTCAGCCGCTGGAGGTCATGATCTCGACGGCGGGCGTGAAGGGCTCGCATGGCGAGGAAGTCTATGCCGAGTGCCAGTCGATCCTCTCGGGTGAGATCGACGATCCGGCGACGCTGGTCGTCATCTACGCCGCGGCGAACGACGACAACTGGGAAGACGAGGAGACCTGGAAGAAGGCGAACCCCAACTGGGACAAGTCGGTCAAGGCCGACATCTTCCGCGAGGACTTCAATCGCGCCCGGTCATCCCCGCGTCTGGAAAACGACTTCCGCCGCTATCGCCTCAACCAGTGGACCGACCAAGCCGTGCGTTGGCTTCCCATCGACGGCGTCGACGACGAGGGCCGACGCTTTGGCTGGGATCACTGCGTGGGGCCGACGCCCTGGAATGAGTTGGAAGCGAAGCTGCTGGGAAAGCGATGCTTCGGCGGGCTGGACCTGTCGGCGACACAGGATCTGTCTGCGCTGGAATGGTGGTTCCCCGTACAGGACGGAATCGACGTCCCCATCGTCCTGTCGCGGTTCTGGAAACCACGCGATCTGATCAAGGCGCACGGCGTGCGGGACAAGGTCCCCTATGCCGACCTGGTCGCCCAGGGCGCTCTGCTGACGACGCCGGGCAATGTGATCGACCACGGCGCCATCCGGGCGCAGGTCATCGCGGACGCCAGCAAGTTCAAGGTCGCCTTCTATGGCGAGAAGCGCGAGGCCCACCAGGGCGGATTGGCGATCGACCGGTTCGACGCGACCGAGACCATCGTCCAGCTGGACGGCGAAGGCCTGCCGGTCGTGCCGTTCGGCCAAGGCTTCGTGTCCATGTCCGGACCAGCGAAAGAGCTGGAGCGCTTGGTCCTGTCGAACGGCTTCCACCACGGCGGACACCCGGTGCTTCGTCGCCACGCCCAAGCGGTCGCAGTCGAACAGGACGCGGCTGGCAACATCAAGCCGTCGAAGAAGTATTCGACACAGCGGATCGACGGCATCGCGGCGCTGACAATGGCGCTCGGCATCGCGGCTCAGGACGTCGGCCCGCAACGGTCGGTCTACGAGACCCGTGGCCTTCGAATGGTTTAGGGGGTCCGATGTCGAACTATCGACCCATGGTGCTAACGGGCGATGAGCCGAGCGCCAACCGTCGCGCGAACCCGGTTCGCGTCCATGCCGACGGCGCCGACTTCATGGACTTCGGCGATCCGCGGCTGATCGAGTTCCTGCGGATCGGCCATGAATCGTCCAGCGGCGTCGTCGTGTCGGTCGAAAACGCGATGCGTAACCCGGCCATGTTCCGGGCGCTCAGCCTGATCTCCTACGCGATGGGGACCTTCCCCTTCCACCTGATCGACGCCGAAACCAAAGAACACGCCAAGGATCACCCGCTGTATCGGTTGCTGCACCGCGAGCCGAACAGCTTCCAGACGGCCTTCGATTTTCGCACACTCATGCAGCTTCGCGCCTTGGTGAAGGGCGACGCCTATGCGCTCATCATCCGGTCGCGCCAGATCCGCAGCGGCCGTGACGAGGTCGTTCAACTGATTCCGCTGGACAGCGACCGCGTCACGGTAACCCAGGCCGCCGACTGGTCGCTGTCATACAAATACCAGCCCGCGTCAGGGCCAGCCCGGTTCTATCGTTCGAACGAAATCTTCCACCTTCGCGGCCTGTCGTTGGATGGCATCCACGGCCTGTCGATCGTCAAGCAGGCGCGGGATGCGCTCGGCCTTGCCCTCGCTGCCGAACTGGGGGCCGGCAAGCTGTTCAAGAACGGCAGCTTCCTGGACGGCTACCTGAAGACGCCGAACGGCCTGAGCGACACTGCATTCGACCGACTGAAGGCAGACTGGAACGAGCGTTACAGCGGCCTCGCCAACGCCGGGAAGACGCCTATCCTTGAGGAAGGCACGACCTATGAGGGCGTCGGCCAGACCGCCCGCGACGCCCAGCTAATCGAACTGCGCAAGATGCAGATCGAAGAGGTGGGCCGCTTCACCGGCGTGCCCCGGCCGCTGCTGATGGTTGATGAAACGAACTGGGGAACGGGCGTCCGTGCCCTCGGCCAGTTCTTTGTCACCTATGGCCTGAACCCCTGGACCACGGCCTGGGAGCAAGGCCTCGAACGCTCGATGCTGGCGCCGGACGAGAAGGGCCGCCTGCAGGTCAAATGCAATACCGGCGCGCTTCTGCAGGGCTCGCTGACGGAACAGGCGGACTTCTTCGCCAAAGCGCTGGGCTCAGGCGGTCAACCGGGCTGGATGACGCCAAACCAGATCCGCCGGATCAGCGATCAGCCCGACGATCCGCACCCGTCCAGCAACGAAATCCCCCGCGGTAGCGCCGCCGCCAAGGCGCCGCCGGCCAACGACAACGGAGCCTGACATGTCCGCAAACCCGACCCGGGTGTTCGCCATGGCGCGCCCCGCCGCCCTGCCTCAGCCCGCCCGGGTCGATGTTCAGGCATTCACCCGCGCGAACGTTTCCGAGCGCTGGGCGACCGACGCCGCAGGCGTTCGCGCGCTGGAGGTCGGCGACAACGTCATCACCATGTTCGAAACCATTGGCGAGGACTTCTGGTCGGGTGGCGGCGTCACCGCCAAGAAGGTCGCTTCCCAGCTGCGCGCCATCGGCGATCGGCCGGTCGAGGTGCAGATCAACTCGCGCGGCGGCGACATGTTCGAGGGGATCGCCATCTACAACGTCCTGCGCGAACACTCGCAGGCGGTGACGGTGAAGGTCATGGGAATGGCCGCGTCCGCCGCGTCCATCATCGCGATGGCTGGCGATCAGGTCGAGGTCGGGGCCGCATCATTTCTGATGATTCACAACTGCTGGGTCATCGCCGTCGGCAATCGCCACGACATGCGGGCTACCGCCGATTTCCTTGAACCGTTCGACCAGGCCATGGCCGACGTCTATGCGGACCGCAGCGGCCAGCCCGTCAAGGACATCGCGTCCTGGATGGATGCCGAGACCTATCTGTCCGGTTCACGGGCGGTGGAGGTCGGGCTCGCCGATGCGCTGCTGCCCGCCGACAAGGTCGTGGTCGATGAGAAGGCCCGCGCCGACGATCAGAAGATCGCGCATCTGCACGCTGAAGAAATGCGGCTGGTTGCTGGCGGGCTGACGCTCGCCGCCGCCCGCGAACGCCTTGTGCGCACTCAGGCCACGGCCGGTGCGCCCACCCCCATCCCGCCGCAGGCCGGCGCGGATTGGTCCGGACTGTCCGGACTCCTCGAAACGCTTCGTTCTTAAGGAGAACAACGTGAAGCATACCCCGACGTCCCGCCTTCTGGCGGGCTCGACGGCGCTCGCCGGCCTCGCCGCTGTCGCCGCCGCCCAACGCCCTGAAGCCGTCTGCGGTGCAATCAAGGCCGACGTGAACGATCCCGTCGCCATGCTCGCCCAGGTCAATGCGGCCTTCAAGGAATACAAGGACACCATCGACGTTCAGCTGAAGTCCAAGGTCGACGACGTCGTCGTGACCGAAAAGCTGGACAAGATCGATGCGGCCCTGGCCAACTATCAGGGCATCATCGACGGACTGAACGCCCGCATCACGGCAGGCGGTGGCGACGATCCGGAGGTTTCGGCCGACGAACGCGCCTACGCCGAACACTTCCGCGGCTACTTCGCGGGCGGCGACCACGAGGGCGAACTTCGCGCCGCTCAGAAGGTGGGCGTCCGCGCCGCGCTTTCCGAAGGCGTGCCCGCGAACGGCGGCTACACCGTGCCGGTCGAATGGGACCGGACCATCGTGGACCGCCTGAAGCTGGTGTCGCCCATCCGCTCGATCTCGCAGGTCGTGAACACCACCAAGCGCGGCTGGACCAAGCTGCTGAACGACCGCAACATCGGCTCCGGCTGGGTGGGTGAAACGGCCGCCCGTCCCGAAACGGCGACCCCGGGCCTCTACCCGCTCGCCTTCGGCGTCGGCACCATCTACGCCAACCCGGCCGCGACCCAGGACCTGCTGGACGATTCCGAGATCAATATCGAGGAATGGCTGGCGTCCGAGGTGGAGACCGAGTTCTCCCGTCAGGAAGGCATCGCCTTCGTCAGCGGCAACGGCACGAACAAGCCCCAAGGTCTGCTGACCTACGTGGACAACACCGTCCACCCCTGGGGTCCGGTGGCCACGGTCAACTCGGGCAACGCGTCTGCCACGACGGCGGACGGCATCATCAGCCTGACCAACGACCTGCCGTCGGCCTATATTCCCGATGCGCGGTTCATCGCCAACCGGAAGACCATCGGCGCGCACCGCAAGCTGAAGGACGGCCAAGGCAACTACATCTGGCAGCCGAGCTTCGCTCTGGGTCAGCCGCAGACCCTAGCCGGCTATCCGATCACTGAGGTGCCGGACATGCCGGACATCGCGGCCAACGCCGTGCCGATCATGTTCGGCGACTTCAAGCGCGGCTACCTGGTGATCGATCGCATGGGCGTCCGCGTCCTGCGCGATCCGTACACCAACAAGCCTTACGTGACCTTCTACACCACCAAGCGGGTGGGCGGCGGCATCCAGAACCCCGACGTGCTCCGCTACTACAAGATCGCCGCCTAGGGCGATCCGGACCCGGGCCAGCAACACGCTGGCCCGGCTTTCCCGGATGGATGCATCGCCGTCCGTCCCGGCAAGCCGGGAAAACCCAAGGAGACATCCATGACCAAGTCCAACACCACCCCGGCGGCCCCCGCCGCCGCTCCGGCCGCCGAGCCCGACAAGCTGTCCCCCGCGACCGCGGTCGAGCCCAGCGGCGCCCTGCAGGAACCTGAGATCTCGGAGCGCATCGACACGTCCCACCCGGCCGTGGATGACCAGCCTCGCAAGGGCCTGCCAGCGGAAAGCAACCAGATCGACTTCAACGATCCGACTATCGACGGCAAGGTCGCCGTCGAACGCGCCCTGCATGAACAGGGCGCCGGTCCGAAGCCGCAAGCCGAAGACCCGGCCCAGAAGGCCGACTAGTCATGCGGGTCGTAGTCGTCACGCCCATCTCCGGCGAGGTGATCTCGCTGGCGGATGCAAAGGCGCATCTGAAGGTGGAAACGAGCGACTACGACACTGTCATCCAAGACGCGGTCGACGCAGCAGTCGCATGGGCCGATGGGCCGTCTGGCGTCCTCGGCATGGCGCTGGGGCCGCAGGTCCTGATGGCCGCCTGGGACGGACGCAACGGTGTCGTCGCCGACTTGCCTTGCGGACCAGTTATCGAGGTCCAAAGCGTCAAGTGGATGAACTTGGCTGGCGTCGAACAGACGGTAGATCCGTCCGATTACATACTGGAAGGTTCCTGCGTGCGCTGGCGAACCGGGTTCGCGTGGCCCATGGCCAGGCCCTTCGCCCGAGTGACCTATAAGGCCGGGTTCGAAATCGGCCAGCTGCCCAAGGGCATCCGCTCGGCGCTGATGCTGCAGATCAAGATCCTCTACGACCAGCCCGAGGATAAGCGGCTGGCCGCGCTGGAAGCGTCGCGTGACGCCCTGCTTTCACCCATCCGACGCCGTCGCGTCTGATCGACATTCATCTTGATTGGAGCCTCTCATGGCTGATCTGACCATAACTGCCGCCAACGTTCTTTCGGGCAAGCGCCCCGGCCTGAAATCGGGCAATGCCGGAGAAGCGCTCGCTGCCGGCAAGGTCGTATACCTGGACGCCGTGACGAACACCTACAAGCTGGCTGACAGCAACGGTGCCCCTGCGCTGCGGGCCGTCGAGGGCATCGCGATGAACGGCGCCGCTACGGGTCAGCCGGTTGTGGTCCAGACCGATGGCGACATCACCATCGGCGCGACCCTGGCGCCGGGGGTCGCCTACTACCTCAGCGACACGCCGGGCGGCATCTGCCCGGCCGCCGACGTCGGCACGGGCGAATATGTCGTCCTGCTGGGCCTCGCCAAGAGCACCACGGTTCTGGGCCTGGATATCCAGGCGTCCGGCACCGCGAACTGATTTCGTCCGATGGCCTGGGTCCGCTTCACCTCGGACTGGAAGTGGCGGGTACCGGGCGTTCCGCGCCTGATGAAACTGGGCTTCCGGGCCGGGGCTTCCGTTTCGGTCAAGGCGGCCTGCGCGAACGCCGCCGTGGCCGCCGGGGTGGCTGAACGCATACCGGCGCCTTCGCGGCGCGGGCGCGCTGGCAAAGGGGGCGACCATGGCGCTGATACCGACCCCGGCTGAACTGAAGACCAAGGTCTCGTTCGAACGCCGCAGCGGGCAGGGCAACGTCGGCGGCGTCGTCAAAACGGAATGGGCGGCTCTGCGCATCGTTCGATCCTCGCGAGTGCTACCGCGCCTGGGCGGCGAGGGCGTCCTGGCGGCCCGGACCCAAGGGACCGGGCCGGCCGAGATCACCGTGCGGTCTTGTTCGCAAACCCGATCCCTGACGACCGACGACCGGGCCGTTGAGGTCAATCCGCTTTCGGGCTCCACGGCCCGGGTCTGGAACATCCGCTCGATCGCTCCCGTCGAGGGCGGCGCCGACTGGCTGAACATGCTCTGCGAAGAGGATGGCGGCGATGGCGACTAAGGGTCTGGATCGGCTGAACCGCCAGCTGGCCGCCATCCCTCGCTTGCAGATCGAGGCCGCCAGCCGGGCCATGGGCGGCGGCGCGGAGGACATTGTTCAGGGGATCAAGCGGGTGATCCCGGTGGACCGGGGCGACCTGGAAGCGTCGGTGAACTGGACCTATGGCGAGGCTCCCGACGATGCGACCTTCAAGCCTGCGAAGACGCCCGGCGAGCGGGGAAAGGCTATGTCCGCCGCCGGCCTGAAGGTGTCGGTCTATGAGGGCGGCAAGCACGCCATTCAGGCGCGCTGGGTGGAGTTCGGCACGGCCGACGCTCCCGCCGGGACTTACAAAGACGCCAAGGGGAAGACCCGGACCAACAAACAGGCCCACGTCGGGACGCCTGCCCAGCCGCACTTCTATCCGACCATTCGGGCGAAGAAAAAGCCGGTGAAATCCAAAATGGTCCGTGAATCCAACAAGGCCGCGAAGGCCGTGGCGGCTGTCCGATGAGCGCGCCTCAGGTCGCCATGCAGATTGCCGTGTCGGCCCGGTTTCTGGCCTCGGCTCCCGTCGTCGCCATGGTCGCGCCGTCGTCGGACGGGCCTGCGGTGTTCGCAGTCGGCCAGACCTTCGACAAGGTGTTTCCGCGGCTGGTTCTGGAGACGCCGCAATGGCTGCCCCGGTCGGGTTCGTGTGGGCGCTCTGGCGACCTGGTCGTCACATTCCACAGCTGGACCCGTGGTCCCGACTGCTCCCTGACCGCGCCCGCGCTGGCCGACCTGGCTACCCTGGCCTTGGCGACCGGCCTGACGCTGGAGGGTTGGCGCATCTCAAGCTGGGACGATGAGGGCTCGGCCCCGGTCGGCGATCCGTCGTCGGGCATCGAGCATGTCGTCACCCGCATCCGTTATTCGGTTCAGCAGACCAGCTGACCGCCACCGGCGATCCTGACGGACGCCAATCCCAAGGAGGTCGCCATGACCGATGTCTATTCCGAGAACGTGGCCGGCGAAAAGCTGGTCTTCCTGTTCGGCTCCGGCTCCGGACCCGAGACCTTCACCGCCAGCTGTTCGATCAACACCAACTCGAAACTGGACCTGACGTCCGACATCTTCACCGGCAGCCGCGCAAACTGCACGGACCCGTCCAAGCCCAGCAAGACCACGCGCCGGGTCAAGGGTCAGGACGTGAAGTTCACCGGCTCGGGCATGGCGGACGCCGCCTCGGCCAAGGCCCTGATCCAGCGTTGGCAGACCGGCCTGCCGTTCAACGGACAGATCGTCCAGGACGCCGAGAATGGCGGCTTCGAGATCGATGGATCGTGGCTGATCGAGAACATCGGCCTGGGCGGCGCGCACCGCGAGGACCAGGCGTTCGACATCACGATCGCGACGACCGGCGACTTCAATATCGACTTCAGCTGATGTCGACCGGCGTCGTTGAGGAACTGTTCGGGGAGAAGGATCAAGCCTTCCTCCTGACCATCGGAGCCGCCGAGGAACTGGAAGAGGCCCGCGCCGAGGACCTGCGCAAGCGGGGATTCGACGCGGGTCAGGCCAGCCTCATGGCGGTGTTCACCCGCCTGTCCACCGGGACGTTTCTGGTCGGGGATCTGCGTTCCACCCTCCGCCACGGCCTGATCGGCGGGGGCATGGACCGGGACGCGGCGACGCGGCTGGTTCAGCGAGAACTGGTCCCCGGCAACATCGGACGCTGCGCCATTCTGGCGTCGTCCGTCCTGCGAGCCTTCATCATCGGCGACGCCGACGACGCGAAGGACAAGGCAAAAAAACCGGCGCCGCGTCGGGCGGGCCGGACCCGACGCGGCGCGCCGACGGACGGTTCCGATGGGGCTGGTTCTACGGGCAGGGCGCCGTCCTCGGACTGAGCGCCCGCGACGTCGCGGACATGACGCCCTGGCAGCTGGGCGTGATGGTCGAGGGCTTCAACCGCGCCAACGCCGGGCCGGCGAAGGCGCCCGCCCCTTCCATGGACGAACACCGCGAGCGCACCGAACGGGCGCTGGCGAGGCGGCGCAAGCCATCAGCCTGAGGGAGATCGACGGATGGCGCGCACCGATCTCGAGCAACTGGTCTGGCAGATGTCGGCCGACATCCGCACGCTGGAGAAGCAGAACGCCAAGGCTATCGCCAACGTCAACGGCACGGCCAACAAGATCGAGAGCCGATACAAGGCCATCGGCAAGGTCGACGTCGGCAAGTTCCTGGATCAGACGTTTGATCGGAGCCGGCTTGCTGCTTTCGAAGCCGGGTCGGCGCGCATCCCGATCTTCGGCAATGCACTGGAAGCCCTCGGTCCCGCCGGGTTCGCCGCCGCTGCCGGCGTCGGCGCCGCTGCCCTGGCGGTCACGGGCGCGATCCAGGCGATGCGCTTCGCCGATGAGATCGACGACACCGCCCAGAAGCTGAACATCGGCACCGAGGCCCTGCAGGAATACCGGTTCGCCCTGACCGAAGTCGGCGGGGAGGCCAAGGACGCCGACGCCGCGATTGAAGGGTTCCAGAAAAAGCTCGGCGAGGGGATGGCCGGGGGCAAGGCCAAGAAGTGGTTCGAGCGGCTGGGCTTCGGCGGCGACGACCTGAGGGCCTTCGACAGCACCGAAGACGGCCTGAACAAGGTTCTGGACCGGATCTCCAAACTGGGGACTGAGGCCGAGCGCGCCGCCGTGGCCGAAAAGCTGGGCCTCGGCCCCATGGTGTCTCTAGCGCGGGAGGGCGCCGGGCGGCTGGATGAGCTGCGTGAGAAGGCGCGCAGTCTCGGCATCATCATGGACGCCGAGCTGGTCAAGAAGGGCGCCGACGCCAATCAGGCATTCGAGACGATGGCCAAAGTCATCGACGTGAACCTGAAGAGCGCCATCGTCGACCTAGGCCCGCACATCGTTACCTTGATGGGCTTCGTCGCTTGGCTCGCGCGAGGGCTGAGCGACGTAGCGGCCAGTTGGCGCAGCCTTGAACAGCGCGGGGACGATACGCTGCGGCGGCAGGATCAACGCCTCGCGCGCGAACAGAAAGGTCTGATCGACCGCCTAGGGTCGCCCAGCCAGATGAACCCCGGCGCCCGCATGCGCTTTGGCGAAATCAACCGCCAGCGGGAAGCCATCGCGACTGAGCTAGCGGGCCGGAAAGATCCGGCACCGGGCGGAGACAAGCCGGACGAGGAGCTGAAGGACGTCGGCGGGCCGAGCCGGGGCAAGACCGGGCCATCCGCCAAAGAGCTGGCGGACCGTCGGGCACAACTGGAGCGGACGCTGGCGATCGAGATCGCTCGCCTGACCAACAATCAGGAGCTGGTCCGATCGCTTGAGCGCGAGAACGACATCGCGGGCCGGATCAAGTCCTATCAGGATGCCGGTCTGACCCTGACCGCCGCCACAGCAAGGGCCGCGGCGGATCAGGTCAAACTGGATGAGGCGCGCGAGGACGCCAACGACCGGGCGCTGCGGACGGCTCAACGGGCGGTCGGGGTCGAGCAACAGCGCCTACAGGGCAATGAAGCGTACGCCCTTGTCCTGGAGCGCGAAAACGAGCTGGAAGCCGCGATCAACGATCTGATGGCCAAGGGCCTCGATCTGGTCACTGCTACCAGCACCGCCAAGGCAAACCAGCGGGACATCGACGAAGCCCGGGTTCGGGTTCAGGCGCGCGTCCTCGCCGACGCCGCAGCGGAGCATCAGCTGACCCTCGCCCGGCTGGACGGCGACCGGGCGCGCGTGCGCGAACTGGAGCGGGCTGACGCCATCCGCCAGCGTGCCCGTCAGATCGAGGGCGACAATCGCTGGAACTTCGGCGCGGGCATCAGTCAGGCGTCGAAAGAGGTCGACGAGGAAATCGCCGCCCGGTCGCGCGCGGGCTTCCGGGACGGCGTCCGGGGCATGCTGGAGGACTTGCAGGACGGCGGGCTGGAAGGCGTCCTCAGCGGCATCTTTGATCGGGTCAGCGATCGGCTGAAAGACAATCTGGCCGACGCCGTGACGGATGCGTTGATGGGCAGCGGCAAGGGTGGCGGCGGCCTGCTGTCGGCGGCGCTCAGCGCGTTCAAGGGGCGTATCCCGGGCTTCGCCTCGGGCACGAACAGCGCCCCCGCCGGTCTGGCCTATGTCCACCAGGGTGAGGTGCTGACCAATATGGCCGGCGGAACGCGGGTTATCCCGGCCGCCCAGGTCGCGCAGGCCATGCGGGTCCCGGCGGCGCTGGGTCGCGGCGGCGCCGGGGGCGGAAACACCTTCATCGTGCATGCCGAAGGCGCGGTTCTGGCGGCCGGTCTGGTCGGGGAACTGAAGGCGCACGCCGCAGATGTTTCGCTCCGGGCAGGGGCCGCTGGCGGCGAGTACGGCCGGACGGCGGCGCTGCGCGACATGGGCCTGCAGCGCAAGTATGGACGGGGTCGCCGATGACGTTCGCCTTGCCGGCCCTTCCCGAACCGGACGGCGCCACCCCGCGCTTGATCTCGACGCGCAATGAACTTCGCTCCGCCGTCGGGGGAAACCTGAAGCGGATCGGCCGCAAAGGCTCGCGTTACGCGTTCGATTTCGTCATGCCGCGCATGGGCTATTCCGACAGCCTGGCCTTCATCCGGCTTCGCAGCGAAGACGGCCTGGTCTCGATCCGGGTTCCCCAGCACGATCTGGAGATCGGGACGCCGGGCGCCGTCATCCGCGTGAACGGCGCGGGACAGGCCGGCGCGAGCCTCGACGCGGATGGGTTCACGCCTGCCTATGCCATGCGTCAGGGGCAGCTTCTGACCCACTTCCCGGTGACCGGGCCGCGCCGGATCTATTGCTGTGTCGAGGAGGCCCAGGCCAACGACTTGGGCCAGATGACCATCCCGCTGGAAACCATGCTGGGCGTGCCTCCATCGGATGGCGACCTGATCGAGGTTGGCGACCCGACCATCGAAGGGTTCGCCATCTTCGACCCCTCTATCTGGACTACCGATTTCGCGCGCGAGGTCGGCCTGTCGTTCAGCATCGAAGAGCCTGGCGATGGATAGCGCCCTGGTCGCGGCATTCCAGAAGCCCGCTCCGATCAAGGCGACCCTGGTCCGTTTCGACATGGCCGGCGGCGCCATCTGCCTGACTGATGGCGGGTTCGTTTATTTCGACGCCGGCGAGGGTGACGGCCCCGAACTCTATCTCGACCCCCACCCCGTTTATGGGTCGCTGGACAGTATCGGTTCGATCAAGGATGGGGCCGAGGCCCAAACCACGCGTATCGACATCGGCGTATTGCCGCCCAGCGACGTCGCCGTTGCCGCTCTCGCGTCGCCCTCGACGCAGGGAACGCGCGTCCAGTGGTGGGAAGGCGCCATTGATCACGCCAGCGGTCAGTTGATCGGCCAGCCCGAACTGAAATTCGATGGGGAGATCGACAAGCCCCGGTTTCAGGTCGGCGCCAGCTGGGTGCTGACGCTCGAATGCGGCACCCAGGCCGAACGCCAGCTGGAGCCCAACGCCGACTGGCGACTGAACGACGCCTTCCAGCAAACGGTCTGGGTCGGCGACCTTGGTCTGATCTTCGTGGACGGGGTCGCCCGAAAGAAGGAATGGCGCTCGCGTCCGGAGAACCCGGGCCTGTTCAAGCGTCTGCTGCACATGTTCGTCCCCCTTTCCAACGCATAGGGCGGCGCGATGCATTCCATGCTCAAGAGGCAGGCCGCGACGCAGGCCTGCATGGACCGGTTCGCGTTCACGACAGTCCAGCCCGGACGGCGCGACTGTGGCAAGCTGGCCGCCCACGCCATGCACAAGATGGGCCGCCCGGCGAAGCTGATCACCGCCTCGCGTCACACGTCCTGGGCGGGCGCTGTGCGCTATATCCGGCGAACCGGGTTCGCGTCCCTGGTCGAGTTGGTCGACGCCATGGGGATGGCCCGCATCGCTCCGGCAGCGGCGTTGCCCGGGGATATCATCGCCCTGCCCTCTGCTGACGGCGACGGGTTCGGTTGCTCGCTCGCGGTCGCCCTGGACAACGGGCGGGTGCTGGCCCTGAACCCGGCATCCGGCCTGATCGAACCCATGATCCCTCACTTGTTCGTCGCGGCCTGGAGGGTCTGATGCCATTCGCCCTTCCCGCCGCCGCGACCGCCATGGCCGCAGCCGCCCCCGCAGTCGTCGCCTCGGCCGCGACCGCTTCGGTGGCCGCGACCCTGACGACGGTGGCGACGAACGTGCTGATGAACGTCGCGATCTCGGCGGCCATGGCGGCGTTGCAGCCGCAGGTCGGGGCGGCGGGCCGCACCTTCGAATGGACCCTGGACCCCAACGGCCCGATCCCCTTCTCGGCTGGACGGATCGGCGTCGCGGGCTCGGCTGTCTATCGAGAGACCTTCGGTCCGGACCTGATGTATTACGGGATCGTCTCGGTGATCTCGGGCGCCGGGCCGATCCACGGCTACGAGAGCTTCCTTGCCGACGATGAGAGCGTTGTCTTCGACAGCGCCGGCAAGGCGATTACCAGCCAGTATGAAGGCGAGCTGTTCCGGACGACGCGCCTGGGCGCGCAGCCTGACGCGGCCCTGACGACGCCCGCGGGCCTGAAGAACGGAGCGACCCTGCCGGGCTGGACTTCGGCGAACAAGCTGTCCGGCAAGGCCAGCTACATGCTGGTCATGGGCGAGAACTCGAAAGGGTCCGCGTTCCCGACCGGCGAGATCAAGCCCATGGTCACGCACTTGGGGCTGTATGGCTGGGACCCGCGACAGGACAGCACCTATCCCGGCGGGTCGGGGTCCTGCCGCCTCGATACGCCCTCGACCTGGGTCTATCTGACCAACCCCATCCTGTGGGCGCTGAAGTGGTCTCTGGGCTTGTGGGAAGGTCCGACCGGCAAGGGGGCGCCTCAGGTCGATCAGCAGGTCGGCGGCATCGGCGCCAAGCTGTCGGGCATAGACGTGCCCGCCTTCGTCGCCGCCGCCAACGTCGCGGACGCCAATGGGTGGACGGTCGCGGCTTATCCGACCACGGACGACGACAAGGCGCAGGTGCTGGACAGCTTCCTGCAGGCGGGCGGCGCCACCTATGCGCAGCGCGCGGGCAAGATCAGCTGCATCCAGCGCGCCGCGCCGCGGACCAGCATCGTCACCGTCACCGGCGCCGACACCGCCGGCCCCCTGGAGATCGACACGGCGGCCAGCAGGATCGACCGCATCAACACCATCGTGCCGACCTACTGGTCGGAGGCACACCGCTGGCAGCTGACGGCCCTGCCCGAGGTGACGGCCAGCGCCTATCAGATCCAAGACGGCGGCAAGCGGTCGCGAGGCATCACATATTCCTACGTCAGCGACCCGGTTCAGGCCGCCCAGCTGGCCGCGCTCCAGATCGCCAACACCCGCGAGGGAATCGCGGGCGTCATCCCGCTGAAGCCGCACCTTCAGCGCATCCGGCCGGGCGACGCCTTCACGATCCACGAACAGGACTTCGTGCTGAACGGCGTCAAATGCCTGTGCCTCAACACGGACTATGACCAGTCCACGGGCGTCGTCCGGGTGTCGTTCGTCAGCGAGACCGACGCCAAATATGCGTTTGCCCTTGGACAATCCCCTGTCGTCCCCGTCCCGCCCGTCCTGACGCCGGTCGATCCGCGCTATATCGCACCGCCAGCCATCGACGAGTGGACGCTTGCGGGCACGGCCTTCACAGACAATGGGGTCTCGATCCCGGCGCTGGTCTTCTCCGGGGACGTCGACAACGCGACGGCCGATGCTGTGATCTTTGAGTATCGACCGCATGGTGTCGGGGCAGCCTGGGCAGGAGCGGGCATCGAGGGACCAACCGTTGCCCGCAAGGAGGTGACCGGCCTCACGGCCGGGACCCAGTACGACGGCGCGGTGTCTTATCGACGTGGCAACAACGTCAGCTCGCCGCTTGAGCTGGGACCGGTCACCGCCGGCTCTTACACCTTCCCGGGAATGGGCGGGGACACCGTCTCGTCCCAGCGGGTGAGCGGAACGATCTCAACCACGGGGTCGCTCTCGCTGGATTTCGCAACGGTGACTGCCGGCGGTGTCTGGGAGTTCACGCTCGGGGCTCGGGACAACCTCAGCCTTCAGGTCGCAGCGGGGGCCACTGGTAACTGGCAGGTTTGGGAACAGGGGCCGACCGACACCGGCGCAACCGGCGAGCTTCTCTGCGAAGGGACCTACACGACCGACGGGTTTGAACCGACCGAGTTTACGTTCGTCGGGGACAAGACCGGCGATGTCGACACCACAGGCGCACGGCGTGTTCGAATGATCCTGTCCGCGCCGACCGACCCGGGCAACATCATCGGCATCTTCACCGCCAAATACTTCCCGCCAGTCTGAGGAGGCGTCGTTGTCCGGCAACGCTATGCGCCCTGACCCGATTATCTTCATCGGGCTCGACACCGGTACCGACGGCGGGTTTCGGCTCACGCTGAGCCAGACCAAGACCAGCAGCGCCATGGGCCAGTTCCGGGGGCGCGGCTGGCTACAGGCCGACCCGTATGTAATCCACGTCCCCCGGTCTCCGAACGACGGCAAGGACGCCACGCCGCAACAGATCGCAACGGCGGTAGCGGCCTATCTAACGGCGAACCCGCCAGCGCCGGGCCGAGCCCCTACTTCAGCCGAGATCCTCGCGGCCGTGACGACCTATATGGCGGCCAACCCTGGTCTTTCGAAGACGGAATACCTGCTCACCCTGCCTGACGCCTACGTGCTGGGCCTGCTCCCGGGCGCGGACACCAAACGCCTAGCCTGCGCAGGTCTGAGGACGACCGACACGCTGACGATCCAGCCGACGGCCATAACCCCTGCTGGATACGGCGGCTGGACGATCGGTTGCACAGAAAGTGGCTGGGCGCGCGTGGGCTTCATCCGGCCTCAGCTCGCCGTCGGCGCCAACAACTCGGTTGCGCTGAAAGTCACGGCCTTCCGCTGATCACCGGCTTGCCGGTCCCCGACATCTTCAACGGAGGCGCGACATGATCGTCCCTATCGACGTCACGCTCATCCTGCGCGGCGATGACAATCCGTTCCGGCTGCCCATCGTCTTCACCGACGAGACCGACGCGCCGATCGACATGACGGCGTGGGGAGCCAAAGCCGAGGTTCGCCAATATCCCGGGCAGGACGGTGCGGCGCTTATCAGTATCACGACGACTGCGGCGGGCGGGAGCCAGATCGTCAGATCGGCAAGCGGCGTCGAAGTCAGGATCAGTCGCGCCGCCATTCAGGGCCTGCCTGGCCCCGCAAAGAAGGGCGAGGACGCTCACTTCGTCTGGGGCCTTCTCCTGACCAGCCCGAATGGAGATCAGAATTGCTGGGCCGAGGGCGCAGTGATCTACAAGCTTCGGAGAGTCGAGGGATGAGCGGAGCTATCGTTCAGACCGTCCGGGCTCAGGTCCTTTCGGTCAACGTCGGCGCCAAGGTTGGTGGCGGCCCGAAGGGTGACCCAGGCGGGACTGGCGAGAGCACCGGCGCGTTCGAACAGATCGAGGCGCAGGCGTTTCCGGTCGGTGTGGACCGCATTCGCACGGCTGGCCGGACGGAGCCGGGCGTGGGGCAGGCCGACTATGCCCGCGTCGATGCTGGCCCGGCCAAACCATGGCGCACGGATGACATTCAAGGCGCGTGGTGGGAGATCGCCGAGGACGAGGTCACCTATGAGCAACTGGGCTCGTTCTCGGCCTGTGTTCAGTACGCCTCGGAGACCGGCCGTCCGGTCTATTTCCGCCGTCCGGTCGTGGTCGATGTCTCGGCCTGGACGAAATACACGATCACCGGCCAGGTTCTGCGGTTCGTCGGTCCGGCCGACGGCTCGGTCATCTTCGACGGCGGTACGGCTTCGATCAGCGATCCGGATGCCGCCGTGGTCACCCTATTCGACTTCGCCGGGGCCGGAGCCGGGCTGGTGTTCCGGGGCATCACGACCCGCAATCTGTCGCTGCTGCAATCGGTGGACACAGTCACCGGCGACATCGAAATCCTCGACCTTGAGGGCTGGCGGCACGAGGGCGCGTTGCAGACGCCCGTGCTGGTCAACGTCACCTATCCGGGCCTCGGCTATCGGATCAAATGGCTGAACCTCAGCGATGTGATCGGTGACGGCGGCCTGTGCGGAGTCCATATCCGCGCTCCGGTCAAGGCGGGCCGGGTCGTCGGCTTCACCTGGAACGGCATCCGCATCCCGAACGCCGATGCCTACTTCTTCTCTGACGGGCGGATGAAGGCCAGCGGCGTGGGCTCGGGCCTGATCATCGGCGTCAACGACCACAACGCCCAGACCCTGACGGACGTGGGCGGCATCGAGTTTGACCGGGTGCTGGTGTCCGACCTCTATGACGCCCGCACCATCCGGCCGGGGGCCAACCCCGCCAACTCCGAGCTGGAAGGCGTGCGCATCCTCACGCCGCACAACCAGATCGGCAGCATCGTCTGCGACGGCATCCGGTCGATCCGCCGATATGACACCTCCGGCCTCTATCAGAAGATGCTGGCGACCACGGTTTCCAGCCTGACCCTGCGCAACTGCGGCCCGTTCGAGGGAGCGTGGGCGCTGAAGGGCGGGTGGGAAGGCGCCACCTATATGGACCCGGCATCGTCGGGCGGGATCGCCTCACCGCGTGGCTACGACTGCTATTTCCCGTCGGTCTTCATCGAGAACACGGACGGCTATGGCGGCGCCACCGGATGGTGGATCGGGACCGAAGTCCGGGCAGGCCACGTTAAGATCAAGGGCCACGGGGGCGACCTCGAACAGGTCGATAACCCCGGCGAACGCAAGAGCGGCACGGGCGGCGTCGTCTATTGCGCCTCGGAGGCCAAGCAGGACCTCTACATCGAGCATCTCGAACTGATCGACAGCTTCATCGCCGGTAAGTCGCAAGCCAGCCTGATCACCCTTCAGTCTTTCCGCCGCATCTTCATCGAACGCATCTCGATCCGCGGATTGAAGGTCGCCCTGTTCTCCAATCAGACGTGGGACGGCGTCGGTGCGCTGGGGCCAGTGCTCGCTCGCCTCATCCGGATCGTCGGATCGGCCGAGGCGCCGGTGGAAGAAGTCAACATCGGCCGCATCGACGTCGACAACGGCGCCGGGGTCTTCATCGACGCGCCCGGCAATCACCCGTACCTCGGCGACATGGTCCTGCTGAGCCTCAGCAAGCCTGCTGGGACCACCCTGACCAAGATCCGCATCGGTGGCGGCAAGATCGACGCCTCGGTCAAGATCGGGGTTCAGACCAACGCGGCCGACGATGCGATCGGCCTGCTGGAAATCGACGGGCTGGACCTCTCGGCGGTGGCGACGCCGTTCGACCTGGCCAAGACGCCGACCGACCTGCAGCTGAAGCGCCTGCCGGGCATCAACGACGTGGGCAACATGCTGGACCCGGTGTTCAATGCGGCCAGTGGCACGCCCTGGACCTACGGCACAGCCTGGACGGCGGCGGTGGGCGGAGCGAGCATCACCAAGGCGACCGGGACCGGCGGGGTTCAGGCGCAACTCAGCCAGGTCTTCCCGCTTCCACCCGGCCAGATGCACGAAATCCGCCTGAGCTGTTCCGGTAACGCCGGCGGCGGGAGCGCGCCGATGTGGCTGTGCGACGCCGCCGGCAACGACCTGGTGCAGATCGCGACCATTCAGGCAGACCGCGACTACATCATCTTCGCGCGCGCCCCAGCCCGGACCGGGGCCGGGATGCTGCGCCTCAAGGCCGGATCGACCTTCAAGGGCACGATCTCGAAGGTCTCCGTCAAGCCTAGCGGGCTCTGAGTTTCCACCCTTCGGCGCGGAGTTCGCCCATGGATCGCGTCATGAAGTGGCTGGAGCCCTGCTCCGCCCTCGGGATCGGGTTCGTCCTGAACCTGACCGTCAGCATGGCGGCCTATGCCGGGGTGATCAGCCCTCGGGCGGTCGATCCTGAATGGGTCGCCGTCGCGGGCGCAGCGGGCGGCCTGGTGTCTGCCCTGGTTCACATTGGCGTGGTGTCGCTGGGCGCGGAGCCGGTCGGGCGGCGAGAGATGGTGCGCGCCCTGATCGAGGGCCTGTTCGCGGTTCTGGTCGGCGCAATCATGGCCGGTTATCTCGGTCCGCAGGCCGCGCGGTTTTTCGAAGGGGCGACGGCGTCGGATCTGCGCGCCGTCGGATTCGGCATCGGCATGGCGGCCTGGCGGTTCGCGCCCGGCCTGTTCGGCGCCCTCAAGCTTCTCTCCAACCCGGCCACCCTCCGAGACCTCGCCATCCGGTGGCTGACCTCCATGGGGTCCAAGGCATGACCATCCTCGACGCCGTCGCCCTCGGCAGCGCGATCGTCACGGGTCTGACGGTCTTCGCGCGCGCCGAACTTCTGCAGCCACGCGTGAAGAGCGCCTACGCCAGCAACGTGCTTGTTCGCCTGTTGATGGACGCGACGGCCCTCGCCGCCGCCTTTGTCGCGTTCGAGATCGGCGGCGGGGCGACATTGCCGGACGGTGTCGCCGGTTTCATGATCCTGTGTGCAGTCACCTCGACGGTCATGCTCATCAGCATGTTTGTGCACGACGGCCGGATCGTCGTCGCCGAGGTCCGGGCCGCCGATGTCCAGGACATGAGAGCCGCTGTTGAGGCGGCTGTTCCGCCCGCAGTGGATGCCGGCATCCCGCAGGTCTTCAAGGATCTTGCGGCGAGCCCCGACCCCTACACACCCGGCAAGTCGGACTGACGAACCCGGTTCGCCACCCTCACTTTAATCTGGAGACTATCCATGGCCACGCTGCATGTCGTGATCGCCTCGGTTTCGGACCGCGCCGTCACGGGCTCGACCCTGCCTATCCCCCCGGCGAAGACGCGGGTCGCGAAGACCCTGACGACCTCGGCGACCTCAGCCGCCGATGCGGACCTGGTCGCCAGCGAGGGCGAAGTCTGGATCGTCACGGCGCGCGACGCCGACCACTGGGTCGAGTTCGGCGACGGGAACCAGACGGCGGGTCCGGCCGCATCTATCGAAACGGCCGGCGGCTATCTGGTCATGTCCGGAACGACCCGCGAGTTCGGCGCCGACGCCGCCCAGAAGATCGCGGTCCGGACCGCCTGATGCCCGGTCTTTCCCTTGGCCTTCGCCTCGGTCTCAACAAGGGCGCCAAGGCGGCGGCCTGGACGCCTCTGGACCTCGGCGGATCGCTATATGACATGTGGGACGCAGAGCGGGCTGCCCAGCTGACGCTCTCCGGCGCCGCCGTGACGGCCTGGGCGTCGGCGAAGAACGGCTATTCTGCCGCGCAAGGCGTGGGTGCGTCGCGGCCCGCCTATTCGGCTACATCGTTCAACGGTCGCCCTGGCGTCACCTTCGACGGCTCGGACGACGAGCTGACTTTCGCCGGGGTCGGTGTCTTCCCCACCGGGGCAACGCCCTCCGAGATCTGGGCGCTGGTCGATCAAACGGCCCTTCCTGCAGATACGTCCAACCGCATGACGGCCAGCTATGGTGCGGGCTCGACCCTCCGCCGCGCGCTGAGCCGCACGGTCGTGACCGGGGTGAACCGGGGCCGGGCCGACGCCGGCAACGGCACAGTGTCCGTGACGGCGACCGACAGCCTCGTTGATCTGAGTGGGCGCCACGTCCTGAGGGGCGTAGTGACCGCGACCGACGTCTCCGCCGCGATCGACGGGGCCACCGCCACAACCGCTGCGGCCGTTCCGGCCACTGACGTCACCCGTGTTCGCCTGGGGGCCAACAGCTCCACCACGGCAGCCAACTTCTTCCAGGGGGTCATTTCCTTGATCGCCGTCACCGCCATCCTGAACACGGCCCAGGCCGCGCAGATGATGGCCTATCTCAAAGCCCGAGGAGGGATCGCCTGATGTCTACGCTGTTCTGCAAATGGCCCGCCGCCGACAAGGCCGGAGCGGACGCCTACAATGCCGAATGCGCCGCCCAGTATGAGGCTTTGACGTCGGAGCCCGATGCGGTCTGGGCTATCGTGCGCGAGGACAGGAACGGCAACTGGACCGTTCCGCTGCTGGGTCCGCCATGGTTCTACATGGTCGCCGACGACTTCGCCGAGCCTGCGTCCTGCGCCGCGCTGCGGGTTGGCGCGGTCGTGGTCGAGACGCCGGAGTGGCCCATCATCGACGACTGAGGCAACCTGCCTCGGCCTTGAACCTCTGCGACCCATCCGGGAATCGAACCCGGCCCGTCCGCTTCGTAGGCAGACATTCTGACCGATAAAATAATGGGCCTACGCTGCCAGTCGCCCCGGGGTTGCACCGGGCTCACGACACAGCTCAGGTGAAGCTGGAACCTAACCGACCGCAACTGGCAGCGGATGCGATGTAGGAGGCGCCTTTCCCCGGCGCAAGGCCCACGCCACGCCGCAGAGAGTCAGCCTGGCGATCTTCGTTCGTGACGCCTATTGGCGCCGTGTCCCAGTCACAGGCCGGAGGATAGCGGTTGGCCCGCATCCCGGAGGTGCTGTTCCTGCCGCCGCTGGGGTGAGACGGCAGGATTCGCCTTGGCCGTCACAGCCTCTGCCACCCGTGATGAGCGAGGTATGCAAACAGAAAGGCCTTGTCCGTCCCAAGCGCCACATAGTTAGCGCGTCGCTCCGGCGACCCGTAATGCAACAAAAATCCGTTTGGCTTCTCGTAGAGACGCCAAGGGCCGTCATGAAATGACCCCTCTTCGATCAGGGGATGATCTGGAGCGGGCACCGGATCCGGGTGTTCGCTCAGATCAGGCAATGCCGGAACCTGGGCGCGCGAGGCTGGAGTTAGAAGCCTGTAAGCTGTGTCGAGATCAAACGGCCTGGCGTGGTCAGCGGATCGGATCAGATCGCGGCTCGTGGCGCGTGGCTCATACCAGAGGTGAACAGTCATTCCTTGACGCACGAGTTCGTCGAGAAGTGGCTTGAAGTCTAGGTCGCTGGCCAACAGCGTGCATTCGTCCATCACGCCATCGAAAGCGCTTCTCATCATGTCCACTGCGATCATGATGTCGACCATCTTCTGTTCGAGGCCACCTTGGCGCCTCCTGTACCTGGCCTCCCCTGCGTAGGCATGCCATCCCGGCTGGGTACCGACGCGGTCAATTAAGAAGTCATGAGCCTCAATCTTGGCTTCAAGGTCCGGAACCTGATCCTCCCGCGCCACCGGATAGGCATCGTAGTAGAATTTCTTCTTGAAACCTTCGCCGAGGGCAACGAAGTCGATTTCCAACTTCTTGTCCGACCAGAACTGTCTGCTGAACGCTTGCATCGTTTTGGCCAGAGACCCTCCGTCCACGAACAGATAGCGGACCGGTTCAGTTGGGCGAGGGGGCAATGGGCATCTCCAGAACAATCGTTCACCACGTGGCGCGAAGCCCTCTGCTTAACAGGACTTGGCCTACTGCGGCAAAGCGCCGGTCGTTGGACCTGTCGTCCTCAATCGGCGCACGCCGGCGGCATCCCTGAAATCGGAGACTACCATGACCTATTCGCTGGGCCAGCGGAGCCTTGCCGAACTTCACGGCGTCCATCCCGACCTGGTCCGGGTGATCAAGCGCGCGATCGCCCTGACCACCCAGGACTTCATGGTCGTGCAGGGCACGCGAACCAAGGAAGAGATGTGGGCCAACTACGGCAAGGGCCGGACCCGCGCCGAGTGCGGCGCCAAGGGCGTCCCGGTAAAGTACGCTATGCCGGGCGAGGCCAAGGTGACTTGGCTGAACGACCCGCTGATGTCCAATCACCGCGTGATGGACGACGGCTTCGGCCATGCCGTGGACCTTGGGACCTTCCCATACGGCGGTGACGCCAAACAGTATCGGGCGATCTGGCTGGCCATGTCCGCCGCGGCGAAGGCCGAGGACGTAAAGATCCGCGCCGGCATCGATTGGGACGGCGACGGCGTCCTGATGGAAAAGGGCGAAAGCGACCTCGGCCACTATGAGCTGGTGCTGTCGTGAGGGGTGTCGAGCCCCGCAAGGTCCACAATGGCGGCCTGTCCACCGACGCCGTCGATCCCGAGATGGTCAAGGCGCTGGCCCGCCGCATCATCCGGCCGCTGCGCGAGCGCGCCAAGGCTCTCGGCTATGCGCTTTGCGTCCACGGCAGCCTCGAGCGCGATATCGACCTGGTTGCTGTGCCGTGGACAGACCGCGCTTATCCGGCCGAGGCCTTGGCCGCCAGCCTGCGCGAAGTCGTCGACAAGCTTTACCCGATCCTCGGCGAGGTCACGCCCGTCACCCATCCGAGCGCGGTGCGGCCGCACGGTCGCCAATGCTGGGCGTGGTGGATCAGATCCTGGACCTACATCGACCTGTCGGTTTTCCCGCCCCTAGAGGAAGCCAAATGATCCGCGACCTGCTGCGGTCGATCACCGCCACGGCCTGGGCCGCCATCTTCACCCTGATCGTCCTGCTGTGCGTCCTCGGCTGGTGCGCCTCCACTGCGGATGACCGTCGCGTCGCCAAGGTCGAGGCCCGCGCCGCGCCCGCGCGCGAGGTCGCCGCCGATGAGCGCCAGGCCGACGCCCAGACCATTCAAACCCGGCAACAGGAGAGAGACCATGCCGCTGAAACGATCCCTGACAGCCTGCCTGATGATCGTGAGCTTAGGCGCCGCTGTCGCCAGCTGCGAGACGCCGGGCGCCGCCTTCCCGCCTGCGACGGACTTGAGGGTCCAGCCTAAGCCGGTCCCGCCCGACGACGTCCTGAGCAGCCGCATTGCCGGCGAACGGTACGACAACGCCGTCGAGGCCTGGGGCGAGACGGGATGGGCTCAAGTCGGCCGACTGTGCCGGTTCTTCGACGCCCTGAAGATGAAGGGGCTCGACTGTCCCAAACCGCCGCCGAAGCCGGGGTAGACCTGATCCTAGCGTTCGAGCCGAAAGGCTCCGCTATCGAGCCCGCCATCCTTCGGGGTGGCGGGCTTTCGTCGTTTCAGGCGCAGGCGAAAAGATTATCGCTGAGATCGACAGCAGCAGTTTCGGCCCGCTCTGCGGACACCGTCCGGTCGTCAGCCCGTCCTGAGGTCGACAGGAACGCGCTGGCGACCATCAGGTACACGCGCGAAAAAATCGGATCGGAGGCCGCGCTCGAGATCATGGCGGTCGAAAGGAAGGAAGCGAACTGCTTCCGGCCTTCCGGCGACAGCGAATTGAGGTCGGCGGCGAATTTCACGGCTTCCGGACCATGTGGTCGCGGATTGCGAAGGCGCCCCGTAATGACATGCGAAGCGAACCGGCGCGCAAGCGCCGGGTGGGCGGCCTGCTGCGACGCAAAACCGACAAAGCGGACCACGCTATCAGGAGTCTTTTCGTCCTGGATGAGGGCGTTGGCCGCCTTGTAATGCTCATCCAAAATCTCGTTGGCGACCAAAAGGTCGCTCGCCCAGCACTTCGACCAGACCAAAACCAGTTGAATTGCAGCGAGAGTGGCGGCGATCGTCAGCAGCAGCGGCAAAAATTCGATCAT